ATGGCGCATCTTCATCTACCTTAACATTAATATAACGTAACGACTCGCCTCGGATTCCGCGAAGGCTAACAACCAAGAGTTTACCAGAGCCATCAAAAAAAGGAATCGCAAGCCTCGGCTCGGTTGTGATGATGGACTCTTTGTATTTGGCATTAAGTTGTATGATGTCTTTAACATTAGGTATGAAATACAGCCGACTAAAAGCATCGCGAGGGATTTTGCGGTCAGTAACATATTGAATTACCTCGTGGTCATCTGGTAGTGTATCAAGTCGATCCATAATCTGGTCGATAAGTTTGGGGTCTGGCTTTTTAGTAAATACAGGCGGCGAAAAATCTAGAACGTCTTGTATTCTTTTGTGAGACTTAGCAGGTCCAACTTTAGCGGTGTCCGCGTAACGTTGAATGACATACTGCTTGTATTGATTGTCATCAAACTGTTTGAGAAAGTTGCCGAACCCCATAGATACACCACAGTTATGACACTTGTAATTCAGGTCGTTCTTACCCAAGAAGAAATAGCCTCGCGATTTTCTTTTGTTGCGCGAGGAGTCACCGCAGATGGGACACCTGCAGTTCCAAAGATCATTAGATTTTTTCTTGAAGTTCTCCAGGCGATACGAAATGGCATGGAGAAACTGAATATCAATATATGCGCTCATAGATTTTACTATACACCTTTTGCAGGTGTAAGTCAACCTTTTTAGAAGAACTTCATCACCATGGGTAATATTTTTGTGATGATAGCACCGATAGCGATGCCCCCGCCAATCATAATATACTTGGTTCTTTCCAGTTTGTCAATACGTTCTTTATGTTTTTCTTCTTCTTTTTCTACCGATTTTTTAAGATCGCTGATAGCATTGAGAAGTTTGTCCGAAGTGGTTTGAATTTTTGCTTCAAGTTCCCGAGTTGTAGTGGTGATCCGCGAATGTAACTCGGCGTTACTTTCCTTAGTTTCTTGTCTGTGCACCTCTAAACTCTGGTAAATATCTTCGTTGACATTTTCTTGTGCTTCAAGTTTAGTGTCGTGAACAGCGAGCATCTTATTGATGCAGTTGGAAACATCACCAATCTTTTCGATGGCGAGGTCGAGACGACTGAACACGACCTGAATTTGCTTCAGATCGTGTTCGATTACCGCGACTTTGGTTTCCAACGATTCCAATTACTTTATCTTTGGTTTACGTGCTTTTTTGACAACTGCTTTAACTTGTTCAACCTTTGCTTCTGCCTTATCAACTGCGGCAGTAACCTCAGCGAGGTCAATCTTACCGTCCTTGTTAGCGTCTACAAAACCAAAAAGTTTTTTCAGTGCATCTTTGATTTGATTAAGCATATTCTTATCCCCAGTTTGCGTATTGTTTAGTTTTCTTAATACGGTCATCAAGACCATGCGTACCGCCGTTTACGCGGCGAGTAATCTGGCCGATGACGGCATCGGTTACACCCTTATCCGCGATTGCGAATAGGCCATTCTTATTGAAGAACCAAAGCGCAGATTCGAAAGCAAGTTCTGTTGCAACGATGTCTGGGTTTGTCAGAACATCTGGGCGCTTGATTGATTGTGAGAATGCAGTGTAGTTATCCTTACCAGTTAACTGGATTGGACCACGACCACGGAACTTATATCCGTCACCCGATGACTCTGGCCCATTGCCCATACGATTAGCATACACTTTGTTTGCAATTTTTTCTGGCTTACGAGCATATCCAGCCGTCGATGCGATTGTTGGAAAATACTTCTTGAAGATGCCGTTGAGGCCCTTGTCAGAGTAGTTTAGATTTTCTGAGAACACCTTGAAGCCGCCGGACTCATGGGCACATTGTCCAAAGAAGTGTGCAGCCTGTGCAGTTGATAGCTTGAAGTGTTCTTTTGCGCCCTTGAATGTGCCAGGACCCCATTTGCCATCAGCTGGAATACCACACTTAGTTTGAAGTGCAGCCATTGGTCCTAGCCCAGCAGTTGATGTTGCTTGAACAGCAGCTTTAGCAACCTGGGCGGCTGCTTGAACTACTGGCGCGCCCGCCTCTTTAGTTGTGCGAGGGTCGAAGTCAGCAACAGGTGTATACTTTGTGCCGCCAGCTTTAGACTTAGAAGCAATCAAACGTTGACGGCGATTGCCACCTTCCTTCTTGATTGAAGCGTGAACCCAACCAGAATTCTTATCGCCAGCAGCATAGAATTCTAGGATGACTTGGTCAAACTCTAGGTTATCAGCAACCCAGTCAGCAACCTTCTTGTTGTCTACACCCTTGACTTCGAAGTCAATTGCTTGACCGTTAACGTGTTGAGAAGTCTTCGAACCACCCACTGCCTTGTTGACAAGTGGCGCACGGTAAGAAGAGTTGATGGTAACTGGACCAAACTTCGCTCTTACTGGCTCAAGAATCTTCTCACAACAGTAGCGCATGTTTTCAATATGCTCGGCTGTTGGTGTGTTAGGGATGCCTAGTCGCTTGGCGGTAGGCGATACTGTCATTTCTTCCAGTGCAAAATGTTCTGTTAGCTTTGTCATTAGAATGGTCCGTGGTCTTCGTCTGAATCTTTATACTTATCAATTGCTGCCATCAGTTTAATTTCTGTGTCAGCTTCAATTGATTCCGCTTGGGCATTGGTAACATGCGCTTCTGCTAGTGCCTTATGGTCAGTCTTACCTAGCTCTTGAACTTTGACATTAGGGTCAAGTTCTGAAACTTTCATACCCATCATCGTCGCAAACGCACCGACGAAAGCACCAACGATGGTAGAGAATGCTGGACCAATAATCTTAAAGATTTCGTTGTTATCGATTGTCTCATTAGGAACAAAAAGGCCAATCATCATGGTCACAACAACAGACATCATAATGATGCCAAGAATAGCCGCGGCCATCTTCATGATGGTAAGTTGAATCTTACCCTTCTCAATTTCTAGTTCTTGGAGGGTATCAATTTGTTTACCCACCGAGAAAAAATTTGACAAACTCATTGTGCATTCCTTCTTATAATTTTTTTCTTCTTTTTATAATTTGCTTGCGCCTTCTTAGAGACACCAGGTTCTGCTTGGTTCGCTTTAGTTGGATGTGGAATACCAATCCCAGCTACTCCACCACCACCGACACCCATCTCTTCAACAAACTGTCTGAATGATAGTGTTCTGTTCTCTAGGTCTTCTGCTAAAGCAATAGCGTCTGGTTCTTGGTGTGCCATGTAGAATAGTTCCTCTAATATATCTTCATCATATTCTACACCCTCTTTTACCAGCGCAACCGCCGCGGCAAAAGAAAGAAAGTTTTTACTTTCTACTGGTACCATATGAATAATTCTTTTCAATCTAAAAACTAAACGATGGAGATAAGTGTATGCTTCTCTCTCGACATCTGTATTAAGTTTTGAAATTGGTTTAATTTCTTTACCGGTCTTGTCGATGATGCCCAGACGATATGCATCCGTTCTGTCAAACGGAGTAGTAAGCATCCATAGGACGCGCATTGTAATAGCATTATCGATTAACTTAGACATCTATTTTCCTTAATGCCGCTGCAACTTGTAAATCTAAAGATACATCTGGTATATCATCTGCGGTCATTCTATTTAGATAGACTAGAAACGTCTTTAGATAACTCCAATACTTCTTCTCTACTTTATACAAAAGCATCAACGAAGTATTTTCACCAAAAACATTATATAAAACTATCAAGTGATTGAGTATTAGTCTTTCACTTAAAACATCTGTTGTTTCATACCGGCGAAATAATCGCTTGACATATTTAAATCGTTTTAAATCTTCTTCTAAGTCTGACATACCGAGGCAACCTCGATTGTCATAACTCTTAATAGCGAAGATCAAAAAATTATCATCATTAAGTTCAAACATATTATGTTACTGTCGCCGTTCCCCCAATGAAATACCACAGTGTTCCTTGGAACATTAGAGTAGCAGTATCTCCTGCGCCATTAAAGACAATGCTAGAATGGCCAATATTATTCGTAATTGATAATGTGCGACTACCGGAATTTGATACCATGATAATCGTCTTAAACTGACCATCAACACCGTCTGCAATTGTTAGTTCGCCATTTGCAGATGGCGAGGTAATCGTAGTGACATTTGCTGTGATGGAAATGGCACCCGGAGACGATAAAGTCTGCGGAGTGCCACCCAATGCAAATTTTTCTTCCAGAACTACTGGAGAAGGAATACCACCAAACAGATTGGCAATAGTAACTTTATGATCATAGGGACTTGTTGAAGGTTTCACGAGATACAGGACATCGGTCGGTTCGACCGATGTCGCTGGATTCATTGCGGTTACTTTACTATCTGCCATTAGTTATTAATCCTCAGGGAATTCGATATCGTCACCAGCATCACTGGTGATACCGTTCTTCGAAAGAGCGCACAGAACTTCATACTGAATACGACCAGCATGAGCACCAGTTAGAACCTTACGCTTTACCCAACCAGTGTGAGCAACAGCACCACTAAGTCCTTCTTCATCACCTTGGTTTACACCAAGAGCAGCATTAGCAGTCGCAGTAGTTCCTGCAACAATTTCTAGATACTGAGCATTATTACCAGTTCCGGAAATGTTAACCAGAGTTCCTGCCTTGTAAGTCAGACCAGTTGGAGTACCAGCAGTTGTAACAATTGCACCACCTTCTTCATCTGTTAGCGTGAACCCTGTCACACTCGGCGATGTTCCAGTTACTGCCGACACCTTATATACTGTTCCAGTTGTGTAACCAGTAATCGAACCAGTGCCACCAAGAGTTCCTGTAATCTGAACACGGTCACCTGTAGCAAGAGTCGCATTCGCGCAAGTGAATTGACCACCTGTGCCTGAAATAGCAACAGTACCAAGTGTAGTACCAGCAGAAAGGACTGACGAAGATGCCAGGCGTAATGCGTTAGCACTTAGACCGATAGTAGAAACGTAGTAAGTTGTGTTATCAGTCAGACCACTAGCAGCAGTGCCACCGCCATCTTGGTATTTTAGAGCAGCGCCCTGTGCTTGACCGTGCGCAGTATATTGGATGTAGTCGAATGTTGGACTGACTGTGCTTGTTGGTAGAGTTAGAACAGGACCAGCAACAGTAACTGTTGGAGCAGTTTCATATGACGAACCGTTGTTTGTTACTGCGATTGCAGTAACTACGCCACCCGAAATAGTTGCAGTTGCAGCAGCACTTGAACCACCGCCACCAGAGAACGAAACTCCAGGAACTTCAACATACGCTGCACCACCTTGAATTAGAGCAACTGCCGAAACGTAACCACCAGTTTGGTCGCCGTGAATTTCGGTGCTTCTTACACCAAAAACTTGTGTCGATTCAAAGTCAGTTGATCCAACAGAGGCAACGAAAGTTGGTTTTCCGTGGGCTCTATATGTTTGACCAGAGAATGTAGTCAGAGTTGTTCCTGGATTTGCATTGATAACAGTCGCCACTGTTTCACTAGCAACGGCGATTACAATCATTTCCTGAGTACCAACACGAACGATATCATTAACAAGAAGAAGATCCGTCTCGAACAAGGTCTCTGTACCTGTTAGAGTTCCGCGACCGTAATCTAGACTTAGTGTGAAAGTGTGTGAAGCACCTGAACCATCTGTCGAGGCGATTACTGTTGGATTATTGTGAAGTGCGTCTGCTTCTGAAGCAGCGACCATGAAAGTATCTGTAGTAACATTAGTTACGTAGTATGTGCTGCCAGATGTCAGACCTACAATAGAGGTTCCTCCACCGTTTGCATATGCAACAGGATCACCCAGTTGGAATGGATGCGCGGCAGAAGTATATACTCCAGCGGCATGCCCTGTTGCACCATTGAATGTGATAGCAGGTGCAGTAAGAGTTACTGTACCTGACACTGATTTATTATCTGATTTACCCCATGCGGACATTAGTTGTCTCCCTTTTTATATTCTTGATCTACAAAGTTAAAAAATTGTTTGCGTTTTTCTTCATCAAGTTCCGAGGGAGACTTGATACCATACTGTGTAAGTGCTGCATCAAATGTGGTCTTATAAGACTCATTCATCTGTGTGATGGCAGCGATATCAGCCAGTGCTTCGCCGCGACGAGATTCTTTTACAAGAAGTTTGCGCCCAGCACGAATGCGGCCAGTTAGACGATTTCCATACTTTTTCATACTAGCCGGGTCATTAACATTTGCAACGACTTCACCCGGTTTAGTCTTTGCCTTATCCATATAAGATTGAAGTTTACCCTTTGAAAGTTCATCGATTGTTTCGACTTCTTCTTTCACACCAGCATTCATTTTTTTAGCATAAGCATGTGCTGCCTTGTGCTGGTCAGGAGATGTTTGCTTTGATTGGGTGTCCCCGTAAGGAAACGACTTGATAACCTTTGATGTCATCAATGCTTGTCCGCCCGCATCTTTTTTCCCAGTAGGAATTTTTTTGTTGACATGATGTGCATTGATGCCCGTGTGAACAAAATATGTTGCTTCGGTAACCGGTTCGACTTCCTCAGTGCGAGAATTTTTCAAGTCTGCGGCACTAGGTGCACCTTCTGAACCGGGCTTACGCATACGCTCACCTGACCCAGCTTTAATTCTCTTACGCTTGGCATGAATGTTATCCCAGAGGCCGCGCTTCTCTTCAAGTTCGACATCTTCTGGCAAACCTTTTTTACGGCGCATTGCAGCGGTGAAGTGGTCAGGTGTTCCTGTATCTGGATCCATTTTTAGATTGGCACCTGCCTTCATTGCTTTCTTAGCAAGATGTTGGGCTACATTCTTTATTGGATTACCATACTTGTCTTTACGCTCACCGGCTTTTCTATATGGACCTTCGAATGGCATTTTTTCTTCATTCATCTCACCTTGCATATAGTTGCTTGCGGTTGAGATATAATCTTCTGCCAAAGTAATCTTGGACTGCACCCACTCAGGAATATTGGTGTCATCGGAAAGCATGTCATGCATACGTTGCGAGTTAGCAATGATTGACTTCAGTTGGCCCATTGCCATGTCACCTTCGTAGTCATACTCTGTCTTTTCTTTTGCTTCTTTAATTGCTTTTACACGATGGTCATCATTCTCAAGCGCCGCCCGCATAGCAGCACCCTGATTGGCATGCTTAGAAACAACTTTACCTGCTTTGTCAACAACATGGTAACCGCCAGTGTGCCTTGACGAACTTCGCATTCCTCTTTCTGCTTGTCCCATGTCAACTTCTTCAGCAGCATAACCCTTAGCACCAACTCTGGCTTTATTAAAGATAGAATCATCGCCCAGAACAATGAACATCATGGAATTTAAGAAGTTTGCCATGACATCGCGCTCGGCGCCTTGAAGTGGATAACCACCTTGTATCTTAGTAATAGCTTTGCGCAACAGAGGAATAGTATTCGATGGCATTAGTCCAGCACGGACTAGTTGCTGCAAACGCATATCCAAATCTACTGACTCTGCCATCACTGTGTCTTTAATTGTTTGTTCGAGTGACATTAGTATCTCCTTATCCTCTATATTTATCACTTAGAGGATGCACGGATCATCCAACCGTGCTTGGCATGAACATCTAAACGCTCTTCGATTAGATTTAATAACCCTCTATTATTTTCTGCGTCTGCTAATTTATGAGCCGAATTCAATGCTTCGATAACAGAAGCATTAGCGTCATTAAGGTCCGCCAGCATACCGGATACATCTACACCATAGATATTAGATTCTTTGATTGTAGTAATAGAAGCCAGCTCGGTCATATTGTATGGAGCATATTCATCCAATGCTCTAATCTCTTCTGCGATGGTATCTACGGCCACAAATAGTTCTTGATAGATACCAGAAAAGAAATCATGAAACTGTGAGAAGTCTTTACCTTCTACATTCCAGTGAAAGCCATGCGCCTTAAAATACATAGCGTATGTATTTGCAATTACAATTTTAAGGGCAGTATTCAACTCATCCATATTATTTCTTCTTAGTTCTTGCGTTAGTCACGCGGCTCTGGTCACGCTTTCTTTCGCTTTGTTGTAGGCGGATTGAAAGTCTTGATACCATTGGTGCCATGCGCTTTACCTGGGCTTCGATACGTGCCTTTTCAGAGGCTGATACAGAAGATGGGTCGCGGTTACGAAGAATGCGCTTGTAAACCATTCTACGAGCGGCGCGAATTGAGCGGCCCTTAATTACATCTGGCGTAGCGATACGCTTTAGCGCCATGTTCTTAGCAAGATTGCGACGAGTCTTGTTGCGCATTGCAGCAAATCTTTTCTTTAGACGACCCTGAGGAGTGATGGCTTCATCTAGTTCGCCCTCATTCTCATCTTCATCTTCGTCTTCGTCCTCTTCGGCATCATAGTATTTACTTAGGTCTTGCCATGAAGAAGATTCAATTTCATTGGTGACATCTGCCTCAATTGCAGCCAAGTCAGCCTCAGTGTATTGATTTGCCTCATCGTCCGCAATCATGGCCTCTAAACCAGGTAAAGGTGATAGTTGATATGGCGAAGGGTAATTTGCAGGTGAGATATTGTCGGTGCAAGGTCCCATTGTCTGACCCATTGTCTCTTCTGAGATAGCTCTCATAAAGTCCGCGTGTGACTTATGCGCTCTCTTCACAAGACTTTCTTTTTCGATTGAAGATTTCAATGAGTGATAGCGGTCATTGAACTTCTCTACATGATTAGGTGCCACGTGGTGTTCTGCACCATCATAGAACTTAACCTTGGAGCCAATCGAAGTTGCTTTGCGAAGTTGCATAACAAGATGTTTAGGTTCTTCTGCTCTCTGGACTGCCTTTTTCTTTGCAATATCTTTCTTGGCCTTCGCGATTTTTTTCGGGTCGGCAAGTGTCTTTCTTAGTTTGGCAGCAAATTCAGAACGCTTCTTGGCACCTAGGGCCGAGATTTCGTCGAGTTGTTGTTCTTGGATAGCATCACCAGAAAATGGATTCATTGCTGGTATCTTGTCGGCGGCAAGACCTTCTTGACCTGGGGTCATAGCTGCCCACTTCTTGCGAAGTTCTGGACTACCCCATTCGTCTTCTTTACCTAGTTCTTCTTTGACCGTGCTGTTGTTTAGACGTTTTGCCATGCCAGCACGAATTCGCGAGAGAGACCCAACACTGCTCTGTGGTGTTCTTGGTTTTTCAGCGGCAGGATGCATCGTAGGTTTAGCAATCGGCGGACGTTTTGGTGGCGTTTTCGGCGTATAACCATTACTAACGCTGTGTGCATTTTGGTCAATACCATACTCGTTTATCTGCTCGATTTCTTCGTTGCAATTCCAGCGACGAAGTGACATAGCCTTACGAGTTGGGCGGCCCTTCTCATCTTTCATTGGACCTTTCATGCCACCCATACGAGCGCAGAATGACCTGCGACGACCAGCAGCTTCGCCCTTAGGGTCTAGCTTGCTAGGAGGAGTTGTAACGGCAGTCTTAATACCCATGGCCTTAGCACCCTTACGAGTTAACCCAGCACCATCTTCTGTTGCGCGGTAGTGACCCTTAGAGTCTTCGCCGCGCTCTTCTGGAAGAATTGAAGACTTAGTTACCTTTGATTTGAATACAGTGTGGTCAACACCGACTCTCTTTGCTGCAACCTTATGAGCATGAGCGGTGTTCTGAGCCTTAACATGTACCGAACCAGCAGCAACAGCTTTACCCGCATGTTGCTTAGGAAAGTCTACCTTCCACATGCCATATGCTTCTTCAACTTTGTTTGAGACTTCGGTCGTCTGTGCATTCAATGGCTTCTTAGCTTCATCGCCGTTTGCCACTTTATATGCTTTATCCATATCTTCGTCGCTATCACTCTCTTGTGGCTTTAGACCAGGATTTGAATGGTAGCCATAGTCGCCTTCTTTAGGAAAGCCTTCTCGTGGATAATGGGCGTTTGCTTCTTCGATTGGAGGAGTGCATTCGCCGCAACATTCTGGAGTACCACAGTTAACATGCTCGGCGTCTTCTTTAACTTGACGACCCATGCCACTCGAATAGGTATTCAATTCATATGGGTGTGTGCCACCCTTGTTGAATACTTGGACATGTACCATGTGCTTCTTGCCACTAGTGTGAGTGGCTGGCATACTTACAGAAGTGGTATTGCCTTCGCTTGGCTTCTTAGAACCAACACCAACGTGCTGAAATCTGTCATCGTCACTTACATTAAGACCAGACTTTTGGTGGTGTGATAGTGCATGATTGATTGCATCTGTATACGATTTGTGATACAGTGTGTAATCAGAACCACGAGCCTCTTTCAGTCTCGCCTTCGCTTTTTCAATAATATTAGCCATTAAAAGTATCTCCAGAAGCTAAAACGTTTGCTATATTTATAACAATTACTTCTTCGATTTTCCGGAGTTGATACGATCAACCTCAGTTTTGTTATCTGCAATCCACTTTTGTAGAGCAATCAATTGCTGGGCGTTTTGCTGGCATCTGGAGTAGTTTGTGATGATTCCGACGAGGGCCGTAGTGTCTGTAATTCCTGAGGAGGACGCATCAGAAGCTCTGGTGGGGTCGGCATCACTGGCAGTGGCACTAGAGTCGTGCGTGAACACCCAGCCGTTAGACATAACAGACTGGCTAGGAACAATGTTTTTGGCGGTATCAATGTAAACATATTCTTTCTCTCTAATTGTGTTTGTTCTATCAACATATTCGGTAACTACATTGTTACTTATTTCAGCATTCTTTTTCTCAAGTTCGGCAACTTGTGTGCTTGCCTTAGCAGCAAATCTTTGAAGTTCTGCTTCAGCATAGGCTGATCCCTTCATGTATCCATATAAGAATACACCAAGTATTAAAGCAGCGCCTGCTAATAATTTATATGGGAGAGGGATCATACCGAACATATTTAATTCCTTATTCTTCTTCTGTCTTCTTAGTTGGTTTCTTCGGAGCGAACTTCTCTACACCAGTAATACCAAGAGTGCCGATAACAATATACATTACGCCGTTGAAGATGAATTCCTCGATGGTGAAGTCCCAGAATAGATTTGCAATATAACCAGTAGCAATAAGCAGAGTTGATACAACTGCTACCATACGTTTAGTCGATGGATTACCACCGTCTGACATCATATCTTTAAGGTATGTTAGAAATTTGCCCATCTCAGATTCCTAGAAATTGTTTGAAGGAGAATGTTTCATGAAGTCCCATGCCATGACGGACATCTTTATAGAGTTCACTCTTATGCTTTGTGGACATTGCACTAGGTGCCATCTTATGAAATTCTTTTTCGTTACCGGCGGCCGCATGTTGACGCATCTTAGTACCAGATGCACCGGCTACACCTGTATCGGCATCCGAACGTTCTTTACCAACGGTATGAATCGTAATCTTTTTGAAGTTGTAGTGGCCATGACGACCTTCTTTGCCATTATACTTATGCGCAAGGGCATGAAACTCATGGGCCCTATCCGAACCAACGTGTAAGTGTAAGTGGGTAACGCCTTCACTATGAAGTCTTGACATTTGGTGCAATAGAGTTGGATGCTCTTTGTCTAACAGACGAACATTGGCACCCGGAAATGCCCTCTTAGCATGTTTCAACTTCTGTTCGGGCGTCAAAGGATTCTTCTTAGCATCATGTGTGCCAGTAAGAACGATGGTATGTCCGTGTGAGCCAGCAGTGTTACGCACCTGGTTTACAACAGCTTCATGACCCACCGTGATTGGGTTCATTCTACCTTGCGTGATATGATGGTGGACTTCGCTCATTTCTTACCTCTACTAGCTCTTAGTATGGCGCTACGTTCGCGGTTAGCTTTCGAGAAGCCTTCGCGATCAACTACCTTTAGACCATGAGCAACATAGCCTTCGCCGCCGGCGGCTGCACCATTAATGTGTGTCGAGAACCCACCGCCACCGCCGCTATCCAATCCTCTAGCAAGATGATTTGTCGCTTGTTGCAGGTGATGGTGAATCTGAAACGATCTTTGAAAGTGCTTCTTGTTGGCATCTACTTGAGATAGATGAGTATTCATAGTAGCAGTCTTGCGCTCTTTAGCAGCCGGAGTCTTGACGGCATCTATTAGTTTCTGGTGTGCCGTCTGCAAATGCTTTCTATACCCCTCCGCAGAAGGTTTTTCGCCACTTGTAACGCTTCTATTGATATATGTTCTTAGGTGCGTTTCATGGCCAGGTAGATGGTCATATGTGTGACCCTTCATCAACTTTTCTGCCGCAGTCAGATGCTCTTCTGCTTGGGACTTAACCTTAGTGTGGAGTTTACGTTCTTTATCTGATACAAGATGTTGTACCATATGAACATCAGGATGTGATTGAAACCGCGACATGTCCGTGATAGGGTGCGCAGTTCTTTCTGGACCCTTTAGCTCCGTATGTATAGTAACGCTGACCTTGGACCTCTTTAGCTTCTTTGCTTCTTCGCTACCAGCATCTGCACGATATTCAATCGTGTTAGGAGCGTGGGAAATATGCGAAGAATGTTCGGACCGCTCATGTGGCTGGCTCATATAACCACCTTGATATTCACCCGGCGTTTTCGGAATAACTTTACCTAAGTGGGCATGAAGTGCTTTCAGAGGACCAACAAGATAAGGTTTATGGCCATGTTGCTTTTCAATATCGTCGGCAGAATAGTTGTAGTGAGAACCAGCACCCTTATACTTGACGCCAATCTTACCATCTGGTGTGCGAATTACATGGAAAGACATTCTATCATCTATCTTACGAGTAGATGGTGTTTTCCCACGTGCAACACCACGCAGAGTTTCCAATGCGTGGTGTGCAGCGTCTTGACTATCAAATGATCTATCAGAGGGATGCTCTATATGAGCAATACCACCAGTATGGGTAGCCTCAGTGATAAATTGTGTAAAGGATAACATAAGGGTCTCATCTCTATTGATTACCCTATATTTATAATACTTTCGAATCACATTCTCTCTTTTCTGTCTACTATTACATAATAGCAGATTCTGAGGGAATGTCAAGCGGTATTTTTATGGCAGTATGGCACTCAATTCTTCGGTCACATCCACTGTAGTGAGGTCGATAGGAGGAAAATCGATTGCGCCATTTAGATTGACTTGAAATGTTTCAGAATTTGTGGGCGCATCTGCATAATAAATTTCAAAGCCAGCAACGGTTTCTCTAGTGAATGAATCACCACCTTCAAACATGTGGGCAACTTTATCAAGTTCCTCGTTAATCATTTCAAAAGTAGGGTCGCCAGTAAAATACTTTATAATGTATTCTTTACCACCCATTGTTTTCCACAGAGGCAAATCTTGACTGCCAACATTTATCCAAATAAAAGATGACACTACTAATTTGAGTTCATTATCCATAATATTTCCTAAAAACTGGTGCGCCCGGTAGGACTCGAACCTACTACCTCAAGATTAGAAGTCTCGCGCTCTGATCCAGATGAGCTACGGGCGCATAACTATTGTATACTACATTTATAACAGTTTGTCAAGTTAAAACTCAAACTTTGAAAAATCTCTTCGCTTACCAATGGTAGTATTTTCAAACACTGGAACATCGTCTTGTCCAGAGTCCATAATACCAGCCTGAGCATCATCTTCCAAGTCATACAGTTTCATCTTACCACGGTCGATACCAACCATGAAGCGTTTGTTCATACCCGGGTCGTTGTAACGATTCTTCAACTGCTTTATCATCAACTGGCCCATCTTGTCAAGTTCTTCTGTTGCGATAAGGGCAAACATCAAGTCAGCCGTAGCTGGTAGACCAAATGATTCCGATGTATCTGTCAATTCAACATCTGAATTGGCATAACCACTACGGGTTGTCTGAGTAGCAGAGACGATTGGCAAATCAAACTCTACAGCCAGACCACGGAGTTCTTCTGCGATACCCTTAATGACAGTGTAGGAGTTAGCACCAGAAGATGCTTTGTAGCGGCTTGAG